CTGCGAAGGCTCCAGCGACTTGTAGAGCTGGGCGCGCGCCACGTCGGGGCGAATGCGGGCGAGCCTGCCTTCGCCATCAATGGCCGCACCGAAGATTTTGCCCTCGGTGATGTATTGCGACACGCGACCGGGCGAGACGCCGATAAGGCGTGCAAAGTCGCCCTTCGCCATAGTCTCGACTTTAGCGGGTTCGCTCATCTTTAGGCTTCGACTTTAGGCTTTCAGAATCGGCTCAGACTGCCGAAACCCCGCGGTCCGAATTACTCGCGGGTCGGGCTTGTCCAGGAAGGACCCAAAGAGGTGTGCGGGGCCGCCCACATGGCAGATTGTGCTTCAGAGGATGAACTCAGCGGTTCGGGCGACGCAAAATCAGATCAGCAGAACGTTTGAAGTTGATGGGAAGCCGGGCCCTTGCGGTCGCATCAGCCCAATTCTTCCAATCGAACGCGTCGGCATAGTCTGGGACACGGTTCACAAAGATGAAGACCGGTGTCACCGCACCGCGCCGATCGCGCTGCCATATACCCCGGGGCAGATTGCTGGGCCGGATGCCGCCGATGCGGGGGGCATCCTTTCCATACGAAACGAAGTATCGGGCAGCGCCGCGCCGTCTCTTTGCCGCCTTGCTCGCGCGGCTCTCGTTGCCGATCCCGCTGTCGCCAATCTGAAGCTGCGACAGGATCTTCGCATATGTGCTCCGGGGTACGTTGCCGTGCCGGTCAAGCTTGAGCGCCTTGCCTGGCATGGCGTATTCATTCACCCGCATGATACCGGCATGGATCAACCGTTTTTCCCATCGCGTGTGTGGGCGTCTGCCACCTCGAATCTGCGTCAGCAGATATTTGCCGGCCGGCGTACCCTTCGGCGCGAAGTCCTTGAAGTAGACTTCCGCAGTTATCGTCCGTTTGCTTGCCGGTTTCACGAACGCGGCGTTCAGCGTCCACCGCGTGGGGCGATCGAACACCCGCACCATCCACTTCTTGGAGTTCTTCTGGATGTCCTGCGCCGTCCATGTCGCCGCCCTCGCGAAAGCAAATGGCAGGTCGCGCCCAAGGTCTCGAGCCAGCTTTTGTTCAAAATCCTGCTGATTGTAGCTGACCGAAGTTCTCAAGCGTCAACCCTTCTCTTCAGGAGAGCGGCAAACAGAATTTCGAGAATAGAACCCCATCGCGGCAAAGCTGAAACCTCGTTCGGTTCGCTTTGCCTGGGTCTGGCCGGCGCTCGGCGTGGGGCTTTCACCCACTCGTCCATCAGTCCTGCGATGGTCCCTCTGACGCTGCGCTCAGGCTCACCAGATCGTCCTGGGTCAGAATCGCTAACGCTATTTGCTCAGATCGGCAAGAGGGATCGTCGTCCGCACTTCGCGACCGAATATCGTCACCAGAATTCGTGCCATATCGATACCAACCACACGCTCGACCACAGCAGGGAAACTTGCAAACGGGCCGTGATCGATATGCACCTTGTCACCTGACCGATAGAGCCCCTTCACCGCTTCGATATCTTCCTCATCACTTTCCAGCACTGCCTTGAGTTTCAAGACGTTTTCGTCACTCACCGGCAGCGGGCCATGCGCCCCGGAGATCACAGATAGGGCACCACGAACACGCGCCAGACCACCCCATATTGAGGCGCACGACAGTACCCGTACAAACACGTAGCCGGGCATGACGGGGCGTTCCTGTATCCAGATTTTCCTCGAGTTCGGACGCTTCCACGGGCGCTTTTCGGTCGGCATCCAGTGCTCTACCTTCGCGTCGACCAAGGTCTTTTCCACAGCTTTGTCGAAGCGTGGAACCGTCCGAAGCACATACCAGCGTCGGCCGCTCGGCTCATCACCGGACCCGGCAAGCATTGCCTGTGTTTTGCGGCTTGCCGTTGCCTGCCGATTCGCCCGCATGAGGAGCGCTGAAATCTCGGCATCTGACAGTTGATCTTGAGTAACGGGTTTCGCCTCATTCAGCTGCTTGCTGCGCGCCATCATCATTGCCTTTTGCCTCGTATGCCCTGATTGCCGCCTCGAAATCCTTCAGCCCGCCCGGCCCGCCAGCCGGGAAGTAAACCCACTCCTGCCGCCCGGGGTCGGGTATCCACGGCCAGCCGCGCGCCTGGTGCTCCGCCCGCCATTCCTCCCACCGCTCGGAGCCAACCCGCACCGCCTCCATCATCTCGGCAAGCGGCTCCAGCGCGGTCGAGACGGTCACGCCCTGCCGATGCATGGCCTTCTCATGCATCACGTTGATCGACGGAAACCCCGTCCGAACCCGCTTGTCGGCGATCAGTTGTTCCTCCGTGAAACTGCCACCCTCCACCATCCGGCGTTCGATGCGGGTCAACACGGGTGTCGGCCCCGTTGGCCCTGCGAACAGGGTTTTGATCCTCGCCGCCTGCCAGAGCTTTCCGAATGGCTTTGCCAGCACCACGGCTGGACGCGCCGCATTCTCCGCAGGCTCCAGACGCAACCAGCGTTTCTCCCGCAGATAGACCGCATGGCTGCAAAGGTGCTTCCTGCCGCCATTCTTGACCGCAGCCGCATAGCGCTCCGCTTCCGCGTCAGCCTGCACACGCTCTTCGGCTGAGAGGTCAATCCATGCCTTCCATGCCTCCGGCCTGCTATCGCTCACCGATGTCGGCCATGCCTGGAAGGCTCGCTCGAATGCCCGTTCGAGCGTCTTGCGGTTCGTCGGCGAGTTTCCATTTTCTTCCCGCTCGCCTGCGCGCGCCTCTCTCTCCTGTTCTGCAGGGGGCGTTAAATCGGGGACGTTCTTATAGGGTGCCGATCCAGGACCGGCAGGGGGTGCCGACTCTGGGCCGGCAGGGGGTGCCGGTATATCGGCAGGGGTGCCGGCTGACCGGCACCCTGTTTCCGCAGGGTCGAGTTGATCATTTTCGGCCTCATCCTCTTCCCATGTGCGCAGGGTCGAAGCCGCCACTTCCCGGTCAAAGATGACCCTGTAGTGATAGGAGGTGTCGCGCCCGTCGAAGCTGTCGCCGGTGCGTCGCTCCACGACGCCGATCTTCATGAGCCGTTCCAGCGAGCTCTGCACGGTCGACCGCGCGCAGTCGAGCTGCCGCGCCATCTTCACCTGACTGCGAAAGCACCAGCCCGCCTTGTCGATATGCCGACCAAGCAGGCATAGCACCTGCAGATCGCGTCCCTTGAGGCGCGGATCGGTGACGATCCAGCCCGGAATGATGGAAAAGCGAGGATCGTTCATTCCGCAGCCTCCAGCGCAAGATCATCAAGGGCTGCACGGCCCCACTGGTCGGCCATTGCCGCCGCCATGCCGGGAAAGAAGCGGCTGCGCTCTTTGCCGCGATCCGCACCCGGCGACATGCGCCACACGCGGTTCCACCGCTTCCACTCGTCGCTGCCCTTTTCAGGCTCCGGCAGCCTGTCCGTTTCACAAAGCGTCGGGAGCCCGCGCAGATACCAGCCCGTCGCCTTGTATTCCGGGTGCCCGAACCAGAACGGCTGGACGATCTGCGGGCGCGGCAGGTCTGCCGGCATCCGGGCCTTGGCAAGGTCATGCATTTCCGGATTCTCAATCGCCACGCGGGGAATGGGCGCGCGCCAGCAGGAAACGAACAGGTCAATGCCCTGCTCGAATTCCGCCTTCATGCTTTCCCAGCTACGCCCTTTCGGCAGTTGCTTTGGTGGCGTCATCTTGCCCGCGCCGGAAAGCCAGCGGCGGCCAGACCGGCAAAGGCGTGTGCAGGGCGGATGGGCGACGACAAGCAGGTCCCAGCCGTCATGCAGAATGTCGCGCACATCGCCGACAATGTGCCGGTTGCTGCGATCATCGGCAGGAAGCAGATCGCAGGACCATGCGTCATGCCCACGCGCGGCAAAGGCCCGCCGCACAATGCCGGAATACTCGCAGCCAACCAGAACGCGGAGACCATTCATCCCGCCTTCCTCCATGCATAGAAATCGCCGCGCAGCGCCTTCCAGCGCTTCGCAGCCTGTCGGTTTTCGTTGAGTTCGCGCCGCGAGGTGATGCCGAGGATGGAGCGCAGCTTCACCACGGCCCGGTCATTCGTCAGCGGCTGTTCAAGCCCGTGCTTTTCCGCGAGAAAGGTGCGGAAGGCCGGTTCGTCGCATTTCATGGTCGCTTCGGCGGCAAAGTCGGGCGGCGCGCCCTGCCCTGCCCGCTGCACCGGTGGCGGTCCCACCTTCTGCGCACGCGCCCTGTCAATCGCCCGGTCCACCAGGTTGAGCAGAAACGCCACCATGTCGGGTGCCGCGCAGATGAACATCATCTCATCAAAGGTCGCGCCCGCGTGAAACCGCGCGATCGGCAGCAGCTCGCCGTGTTCCGTGCGTGCCTCCACGAATTCGCCTGCGTCATCCGCCGCCCGCTGCCATTGTCCCGGCTGGATCGCTGCCAATGCGGTGCGGATGGCGCGCAGGCGCTCGGCATCGGTCTTTCTGTGCTCGGCTGCCACGGTCATTCGGCAGCCTCCAGCGCCGGCCCGCCATTGTGGCCCGACTGCGCCTCAGCCCGTGCCGCCGCCCGCCGCTTCTGGTTCTGCCTGTGCGTCACCAGCTCGAGGTGATCCTCGCGCACGCAGAGCCGTTGCCGGCATTTATGGTCGAGCTGCTTCTTGCCGGGGATGAACCCGTTCTCGTTCGTCCACGAGACCTTGTGAACGGCCACGGTCTGCCCATCGAGCGACATGCGGCCATAGTGCCCGCCGCGTCCGTCGCCGCTGGTCGGGCCGGTCCACAGGTGGCACGGCGTCTCATAGCCCGTGTCGACAATCTCCACGCGCGCCATGATCTTCTGCCGGATGCGCTCGCGTCGGGTCACGGAAACCTCCCATGCTTGCGCATGACGGTCTGCAACCGCTTTGCCGCAGTCTCCAGCGAAACGCGCGCACGCACCTCCTGATGGCCGGAGAACTTGGCCTGCTGGAGCGCATCATAGGCCCGGCAAAGGATGTGGCAGGCCTGCATGATTTCCTCGTCCATCCTGCGCACGACGACACGCGGTTCGGGCACACACAGACCCTCGACCTCCTCCATGAGCGCTTTGCCCACCACGGAGGCTATGCGCTTCTGGATGCCTTCAATCCTGTCGACCGGCGCGTCATGCCTCGCCTCCCTCGGCAAAGGCGGCCATGGCGTCCTGAAACTGGTTGAGACCGGCCGCAAGACCGGGCGCGAGCTGCCCGCGCCCGTCCCGCACGGCGCGCATCGCCGTCAGTCGAAACTCGATGAAGCGCACGCCGGCGTCGAACTGCCGTCGCCGGCTCATGGCGACAATCACGTCCTGATATTTGAGCAGGATCGTATCGGGCAGCTTCAGAAGCAGATGCGCGAATGCCCGGTCGTCACGCGCTTCGCGAAGCTGCCTGAGAATGGGAAGCATGGTGTCCGTCATGGCGCACCACCTTCCGTTTCACGTTTGGCATGCACTGTAACAGGCTCATCGCAAAGGCTTTTCGCGATCCTGCGCAGGGTCAGCCGCCGTCCCTTGTCGCGGACGAGAAAGTCATAGGGCCGCAATTGCAGCAGGGCGCAGAGCAGGAGAAAATTGCCCGCCGAAAGCGGCTTTCCCGCACACACGCGCGAGAGCATCGCCTTGTTCAGTTCCGGCCATGCCTCGACAGCGGACCCGAATGTGAGGCCCCGCTCCTGCAATGTGTGTTTCACGGCCTCGGCAAAGAGAAGGTGGTTGATATCAGCCATGGTCTTGCCCTCCATGGGTGAGCGTGATGCCCCGTTTGGCGGGCGGGTGGCCAAGCGCCGCCCAGAGCCGCGCACGCGGCTCCGGCGCGCAAAGCTGCCCCATCCACGCCATGTGAAATTCGTTGTTGGTCACCCCGGCCAAGCTGCGCAGCCCGGTCTTCGCGGCACGGACAAGTTCCGTCCGCCGCCACGGCTCGCCGCTCTCCATCACCTGGAATTCGGCACGAGCCCGCAGGAAGAGCATCAGCATGCGCGGGGAGAAGTCGGGGCGAGATGCCGTCATACCGCCACCCTCTGCAGGTGGATAAGACGCCCCCGCAGGCCTGCCGCGGCTATTCGCTGTACGGCTTCCCGACCATAGGCCACCAGCACCGAGGGAGCGCCGCCATTTGCCGCCGCCTTCTGGCCGTTCGGGTGGTGAAACGTCAGTCGCCCCTCAAAGAAGAACAAGGCGTCAGCGCGGTTCCAGACTGTGCGATGAAACTCCGCCGTCTCGGTCCGGGCGAATACAAGCGCTAGTGCGCGGCCATGATCGGCACAGCGCTCCAGCCACCGCCCGAAATGGCGGTCGTAGGGAGGGTTGCACCACACAAGGCCAAACCACTCAGCATGCAGGCCACCCAGCCCGCCTGCCACATCTGGGCCGTAATGCTCGCCAGCGGTTGCCCATGGTCTTGGTGGGGAGAAGCAGGGGTCCAGATCGAACGGCCCCAGCGCGCGAATGAGCGAGGGAGGCGTCAACCAGACTGTTTCGCCGTTCCCGGCGTTCTGATGTCCGCCCATCCCCAGATTCAGCGTGGCCTGGCTCATGCTTGCCCCTCCCCCGCTTCAAACCCCCAGGCATCCCAGCCCGGTCGGGGCGAGCGGCAGAACAGCTCCAGCCGCGCCATGTCCGGGTAAAACCGCTCTATTGTCTCGGCGAAGAAATCGGGCTTGGCGCTGTGCCGCCCCTTCCGCTCGCGGTAGACGGTTTCGGGCTGCGAACCCGGCAGCGGCGCAACCACATCGCCGCGCCTTCCGATCAAAAGCAGCTCATGCCGGTCGCGGCCCCAATAGCCGGTGCCGGCCACTTCCTTGTCCCAGATCCAGTGATGGACATAGGCAAAGCCGCAGACCTCCATCACGCGCAGTGCGTCGGGCAGCATGGGATTGGTCGCCCAGAGAAAGAGAACCGCGGGCGTCTCCCCGCCGATCAGCCTTGCCATCAGCTCGGCAATGGCGCCCGTCTCCATGGTCGGATAGTGGTTTTCGGCGCTCTTCTCGCGCCCCGTCACCTCCGATCGCACACCGAATTGCCACGGCGGATCGGCATAATAGACCGGATAGGCCCGGCCCAGCTCTTCGGGTGCACGCGCTGCGCCCTTCTCGGCAACCATGTCCATATGCGCCAGGCGCACCGCATGGCGGGTTTTCTGGGTCTCGGCGCGAATGCCCTTTGCCACCCGCATCAGCTCACGTCGGTTTTCCGGCTCCGGCATGTAGGCGGTCTTGATGGTCTTGCGCGCAGGCTGCTTTTTGCCGTCGCGGCCTTCCACTTCCTCAAGGTGCGGAATTTCCGCAGCATCGACCAACTGCCGCCGCACCTTCGCAACCGTCTTGTCGTCAACACCCAGCATGGCGGCAATCGCGCGAGAGGAGATCGACGGCGTATCCCGCAATTGCCCTACGATCAGGGAGCGCTTCTGTGCACTGGTCAGGTGCCGCCGCGAAACGTTCAGCTCGCGTGCCAGCGTCCGCTTTTCCGCTTCGCTCAGCCCCTTGCGCACAAAGCGCGGCCAGTCCGCCAGTCCGAGGCTCTCGCAGACCTGCACCCGGTGGTGCCCGTCGAGGATGTTGCCTTCCTCGTCATACTCCACCGGCACAAGCACACCGTGCTCGATGATGGAGGCTTCGAGCGCGGCAAAATCTTCGGGAGAAAGCGGAGGCAGGAGCTGATACTTCATCACTCCATCCCCAGCGCGGCCTTGTAGGTGTCGAGCACCGCCTCGGCTTCCTGCCGTTCGGTCGGATCCAACTTGCGCAGCTTGACGATCGCCCGCACCGCCTTGGTGTCGAACCCCATCGCCTTGGCTTCCGCGTAGATTTCCTTCCGGTCGTCGCTCAGCGCGTCGATATCCTCCTGCACGCGCTCGATCCGCTCGACAAAGGCACGCAGCTGACCGGCGGCGACGGTCTGTGGCCCGCTGGCTTCATCACCTTCCGCCGCCATCTTCGCGCCCGGTCGCTCTCGTGCCGGCCCGCGCGGGTTCCACGGATCGTGCGCCATCACGCAGCCCTCCCCTTGTCTGGTTGATGCGAAGAGCTCCCCACCCGCCGCAATCGCCTGCGCAGGCGCAGCATCGCCTCCCGCGCCGGCAGGCTGCGCTCCACGTCGAAGCGCGCGATGCTGTCGGGGTCGAGATGCGCCAGCAGGCTGCCGGCGAGGAAGAGGTTCGGGCTCACCTGGTCGCTGCGCATCAGCCCGCCTCCGGCGTGATGGCGGCAAGCCACAGGAGCTGCAGCCCGAAGAGGATGAGGCCGAGCAGTGCTGCCCGCCATGCCGGGGTCGCGCTCATGCTGCTTCCTCTGCCAGGCTCTTGCAGCCGCTGAGATAGTCGCGGTGAAACGGGCAATAGCGGCTGTCCTGCCGCCCGCTTGCCCAATGCTCCGGTTCCACGGGTGCCGCACAGAAATAGGTGTCCGCCCCTTCGCTGCGCACGGGAAACTGGCAGGCAGGCCCCTCACACGCGGCTAGCAGAAGCCCGCCCGACACGCCCTCCGTCGCTTCCGGCGCGTTGCGGCACCACACCATGTCTTCGACAGAGCGGATCACGATGCGCCCCCACACACCACGGAAAACCCGCCCGCATGGCGCACACTGGCCGCATGTTTTCTGCAGGCGGCGATGATATCGGAAAGCTCGCTCAGCCGCCGGTCATAGATGGCAGCCTCTGCCGGTGTGATCTTGCCGTCCGCCATGGCCTCGGCCATGGTCGCCATCATCTCGCCCGCCTTGCTGCAAAGCCCCGCATAGCCGCGCATGATGTCGGCTTCGGCATCGGCCACTTCCTTCGGGTCGGAAAGCCGTCGCCCGGAAAGCTCCGCCAGCGCGGTGGTGATCACCGGCATGCCGGTTTCGGCTTCCAGCGCCCACACCGCATCGAGCGGCATCAGGTCCGGCCCGTCGCCATTGTTCCAGCGCCCGACGGTGGATTTCGAGTAGCCGACGATTTCCACCACGCGCTCGATGCCGCCGGCAGCGGCAATCATGTCGCGTTGTGCAGCCTTGATGCGGAAGTGGCGGGGATTGGCATTCGGATCATGGGTCTCTCCGGAAAAGCCCTGCGCTATGGCTTCGGGCATTCGTTGCTCGGAAAGCCAAATCGTTAGCTTTCCGCCTGTTGCACAGGACACAAACTCATTCCCGCGCCGGGAAAACCCGGCGTCGTTTCCCGTGGCGGGAATGGATTGGCGATGTCAGTGTGCGAGCGTCAGTTCGCTAAGGAGGTCCGCATGGGAAGCGCGCGATCATCATTTGCTGTCCGCCAGGCTCACTGCATCCTGCAGCAGCGCAATAAGGTGGCGTGCATGCGCAGCAGAGATCGTATGACTGATCTTCTGGTCGCCCTGGAAGGCCTCAACAACGACGCTCTTGAAGGCAGAGCGGATGCTGATACCGTCAATTTCCGCGCGCCACAAAGTAATCCCCTCTGGCCGATAAAGAACTCATTGGGTGGAGGACACGACTTGATTGCAGTTTCAGACATTCTGAAAATCCTCGATCAGATTCCAGTTTGGAGAAGCTTGACCAGCCTCCCCAAACGCATCGCGGAGCTGGAGGCGCGTGTAGCGACGCTCGAGTCCGGAAAGGCAGCAACCAAGGCACCTGGCCGAACGACTGCCCGCGCTGCCATGCGGTCATGGAGTTTCAAAGCGAAGAAGAGCACCCAATTACCGGTCCGATGGGCCACATGGAGCACACGCTTCGCTGCCTCAATTGCGGACACGAGGCCAAGAGGCGGTTCATTCCGGCAAAGGGATATGCCTGAAAGTCTCATCTAGCCTCCCCCTCCCGTGGCAACCGCAACTCGAAGGACCGTCTGGCTGCACCGGCCTCAAGGTCACATACAGCGCGCAGAAGGCGCGGAATGCCCGCAGCCCTTGCGCGCTCGGCGGCCATGTCGGCAATCAGCGCATCGATACCGGGCAATCCGTCATGGGCCGCAAGCGCCTTGAGCAGGATTGCCATGGCCGGCGAAACCCGAATGGAAATGAAAGAAGCCGCGCCTTCCGCCCGGGAGGAGCGGAGGCAGACAGGCGCGGCAGGTGCCGCATCTCCTGGGAGGAGGTCGGAAACGCGGTCTTGGGAGGACGAGTTTTTGAGGAGTGCGGTCATTCAGCAGCCTCCGGAACTCGACCTGCGGGGCCGGCATTCACCGGCTTTCCATAGATGTCGGGACGAATGTCATGCCGTGAAATCCCGGTAATTCGCTCGAGATCGAGTACACGCGCAGGCGGAACCTGCCTCCATGAGTAGAAGGCCTGGTGCTTGATCCCGAGTTCAGCCGCGAGCTTGTTCAGCCCGCCAACTTTCTCTGCTGCTTGTTCGACGATCTTCAACATGCGCCATTGGTAGGCATTACCTACCTACTTTGTCAAGCGCTTTGGTAGGTGCAACCGAAGTAAGCACTAATTACAATTGAAGCTATGGAAACGATCGGCTCAAGAATCAAACAAGCGCGCGCATCGCGCGGACTCACCCAGAAGCAGGTGGCTGACCACTTTGGGATACAGCGCGTATCGGTCACCCAATGGGAGAGCGACACAACGACCCCGGACGTCGAGCGCATCCCGGCTTTAGCTCCATCCTGAACGTGTCTACGGACTGGCTGCTTGAGGCCAAAGGCGCGCCTCCAGCCGCCGACCCAAAAGAACGCACAAGAGGCTTCAGACCTTCGATCGTTCCGGGCAAGGATCTTGTGAAACCCGAGAAATCACTGCCGCTCTACGCAGCCGCCCGAGGTGGAGACGGGCACGTGATCGTGACCTTTGAAGCAATAGAATATCTCAAGATGCCGACCATCCTGGAAGGTGTTCGCGGGGGATACGGCCTACTGATCACAGGGGAATCAATGGAGCCGGCCTATCGGCCGGTGACATGGCCCTAATCAATCCGAATCTCCCACCACAACGCGACACCGATGTCGTGCTTTACCACGCTGCGCCGGGGGAAACCGGTGAAGCAGAGGCGATCATAAAGCGCCTGGATGGCCTCAACGATCGCGAATGGACGCTTGAGCAATACAAGCCCGCCAAGACATTCAAAGAGTATCGCGCAGAATGGCCGATCTGCCATCGAGTGGTGGGAAAATACAACTCTCGCTAGGCGCGCGGCATCGCGAGCACGTCATCGGGAACTTCCCCGTACGCCGCAATCAAACGGGCTTCATCATACTCACCAGTCTTCGGATTGCCCGAGCGTGAGAAGGCAATGACAAGCGTTTTCTGCAAAGCAAGGCGCTCGGCAATCCGCCGGGCGTGATTGGTGTTTTGCGCCTGAAGCGGCGTGTCCGCTATCAACACCCCTCGCCGGCCCGTGAAGTATGACTGCACAACAAACATTGAACTCATTACTGCCTCTGCCTCTCCCGCACTGGAAACGCCGACTAACCTCGCGTGCCGATGAGAACAAATCAAGTACATATCAACAGGAATTTTACTGAGCTTAACGCCACGGCGCTTACCTACCTACCAGATCACGGTTGACAATATTAGTAAGTGATGCCTACCTTCCCTCAGTCTCAACGAGGAAAGTAAGTCATGATCACCTACCGCACAGCCACCACACGGCTTCCCGCTCCTGCCCAGATCGAAACAGACCCGGTGCGCCGTATGGCCGATGCCATGCTGGTCATCCAGGGCGGCGGTCGCACGGTCGACCGTGAAGCCCTTTCGCTCATGGGCTTTTCCAGCGCAGAGATCGACCGCTACGGCGCCGAGGCCCGCGACTTGGCGAACTTATGGGCGTCGCAAGGGCGGGCGGCATAGTTATGCCCTGCTCCCTTAGAAACGCGCCGCCTTCGCCGGAAGAAATCACCAGGAACAAGCTGTTTGGTCAACGCGCCTCCTGGCGCGGCGTCACCGTCGCTTCCGACAAATCGGTCATCTCAGTCTCGTTCACGATGGACGACGGGAGCGTGCAGCGCCTGCGACTAACCATCGCCGATGCAGGACAGATGGCACAGGCGCTCCAAGACCTCTGCGATCCGAACTTCGATCCGCGTTCACTCCACGAGGGTTTGTCACTGCGTCAAATCACCGAGGTGGAAGAGGCCGGAGACAGCGGGACGCGCCGGTCGAGCAGCACCAGAACCGAGATTCGGCCCGTCAACGAACAGGACGCCCCGGCTTTTCCATCGCCGCGGCAAAATGCGGACAATTGAGAGGATCCCCGCCATGCTCAGACGCGTAAGCGCAGAGCCGCATCTTTTCGAGCACATTCTCATCGATGCTCCCCTTGCCGCCAATCCCAACGTAGGTCGCCTCGAAGTCGCAGCGACTGCAGGCAATGATTTCAACGCTCACAACTCTTCCCTCCCTCATCAGCGAAATACAAGCATTTCAGCTACCCGCGACGAAGCACAGAATCTTCGATACAGAATAAGCGAGTATTGCAATCAAAATGGAGCGCCACAACCGAAGAGCGCAAAGGAAGGCCCTGCTCGCCATCTATGGCTTGCCTTTCTGGCGCGCCGCCGCGTCGAGCATGCGCTGATCCTGTCGCTGGCCTTCGGCTATGGCTTCGTCGGCGCGCTCATCTTCGCGGCGACATGAGAGGGGCAGAACCATGTTCTCCGCCCTCGCCACCCTCGCCGGCGCAGCTTTCGGCCTTGGCCTGGTGGCCCTTCTCGTCATCGGCCTGAAACGTCGCGAGCGCCGCACCGGCGCCGAAGATTTCCTTTCAAACAAGAACGATTGGGGAATGTGATGGCTGATCGCACACATGCTCAATGCAGCAACTGCGGCAGCGTCATGCCGCCCTCCAGCTTCCGCGCTTGTGAGGCATGCCGCGCTGAATGGCGGCAATACGCCAGAAAGCCCGGAGGCCCGGCCGAACAGCGCGAGCTTCTGGAAGATCTCATCGCCGTCACGAAAGACGTGACACGCATGCTTGAGGCGGTTCGCTTTACCTGCGGTCTGGGTCAGGGCCAGCTCGACCGCCTGCAGAAAGCGAAATCCGCAATCATCAGGGCGGAGGGAGCGCTTAAGCAATGACCATAGAAACCCATGACGGCCGCACGCAGGTCGCCTGCGATCACTGTCCGGCCAGCTATCCCAACACTTACGCCCGCGAGGATTTCGACGTGATGATCGCCGACGCGCGAACCGCCGGCTGGCGCATCGTGAAGGCGAAGGTCGATCCGGCCAGTGGCGAAGGCACGGCCGAGCTCTTCGGCGCCTCGCAAAGCATCGCAGGCCGCAAGCCCAAACAGGGCTATCTCCACATCTGCCCGGCCTGCCAACAGGTGATGGGTGGCAACCGGAGGACGCTGATATGAGCCGCGAACAGAAGCTTGAGCAGGCTTTGCATGACTTCGTGACAGAAATCCGCGCCTACCAGTCACACGAATGCGAGGAGTGCGAGATCATCGGACCGCTACTCCGGCAAGCCGATGCTGTTCTTTCTGCCCCCAAGGCAGAGGCGCACCCAGACGACAAGGCGGTTGATCGGTTCGCAGAAGCCATGAAGATAAAGCTTGCACTGAAACGCAAAGAGGGTCGCGGCGGATGGTGGGACGACGCCTTCTGCAACAATCCCGAGATCTCGGCGATGCTTCGTGAGCACGTCGAAAAAGGCGATCCGCTCGACGTTGGAAACCTTGCGATGATGCTGCACCAGCGCGGCGAGCGGATCGCGCCTGCACCCAAGGCAGAGGCGAAGGATTATCCAGCCGCCCTATTCCGTCGAGCGCAGGACACCGCTGCAAGGGCTGCCGCGAGGTTCCCCCAGCCGAACTATGTGACCCTCAAGATCGCCGAAGAAGCTGGTGAGGTGGTGCGTGGCGCGGTCCACTACGCCGAAGAGCGCATGGAATGGATCGAGGTTGAAGAGGAGATCGTACAGTTGATGGCGATGCTCATTCGCTTCGTCACCGAGGGCGATCTGGTGAACGGTGTGACGCCGCCAAATTGCGCCGAACTCCCTAGCAACGGAGGCACGCATGGGTAGGCACGAACTGGACATCGTGCAGATTGGCGACGATGAGCCAATGACGCTTGTCGAAGCCTGCCGAATTGTCTTCCGCGATGCGATCAAGCCTGCCACACTGAGGGTGGAGGCTGCCCGGGGCAACCTCGTCATGGAAAGAATCGGCCGACGCGATTTCGTCACGCGCGCCGCATTGAGAGAGATGAGGGAAAAATGCCGCGTCCAGCAAAAGGCGCCCGCCTCTGGTTCGACAAAAAAGCCGGCCTCTGGTTCATCCGCGACGGAGCGGTCAAACGCGGCACTGGCTGCAGCCTTGAGGAGCGCGAGAGCGCTGAGGGAAGACTCCGACAATACATCGAAGAAAAATACGAACCGCCAACAGACAGTCGTTCCTCTGCACTCCTCGTCGCAGACATCCTGATCTACTACGCTCGCGAGATCGCGGGCGGGCAGCGATCCAAGACGTCAAGCTACTCGATAGAGCGCCTGCTGGACTGGTGGGGGATCAAACCCCTTTCAGAGGTGAAGCGCTCCACCTGCCAGGCCTATGTTGACCATCGTGCTTCACAGCCCATCAGGCAGGCCACCAAATCCAAGAAACCGAAGCTTGTTTCACGAGAGACCGCCAGGCGCGAGCTCACGGTTCTGCGGGCAGCGATCAATGCCTACCACGCCGAAACGCCGCTGGACGCTCTTCCTGTTGTCACGCTGCCCCAGCAGTCTCCACCCAGATCGCGCTGGCTTACGCGTGCGGAAGTCGCGCGCCTTCTCCGAGCGGCTCGGAACCTTGAAGACAGGGATTCGGCCCGCGCATTGCAGCGCTTCATTCTGATCAGCATCTACACGGCAACCAGGTCAGGCGCTGTCCGGCGTCTGGGATGGGTGGAGAACACCCTTGGCGGCCGTGTGGATACGAAAGCCGGCGTCATCCACCGGCGCGGTGCGGGCGAGACCGAGACCAGAAAACGCCGCCCGCCCATTCGCATTCCGCGCCGCCTGGCGGGCTTTCTCAGAAGATGGGAAGCGGCCGACATGCGGGAAGCGAAAGACAGGAAGCCTATCCCTTTCGTGATCCACTATCACGGCAAGACTGTGAAGGCACAGCGCAAGGCATGGGATGAGGCTCGAACGAACGCCGGGCTCGGAAAGGAAGTAACACCGCACATCCTCAAACACACCGCAGTGACATGGATGATGCAGAGTGGAGCGGATCCGTGGGACGTTGCCGAGTATGCGGGAACGAGCCTGAAAATGATCGAAGACGTGTACGGCCACCATCACCCGGAGTTTCAGGGCGACATCGCATCGAGGATCGGAAGGCGGTAGTTTCTGTCATCGTTTCTGTCATGACAGAAAGACAGGTTCCAGCTAAGTGTTTGATTTAATGGTGCTGCCGGAGAGATTTGAACTCTCGACCTCTCCCTTACCAAGGGAGTGCTCTACCCCTGAGCTACGGCAGCAGCGCCGGAACGGAAACGCCTGAAGAACAAACGGGCCAAAGGCGTCCGGACCATGAACGGGCAACAGCGCGCCCGCCTCTGTGATGCGGCGGACTTCTGCCACAATGATCGGCATTGCGCAAGCACACATTCGCATTCAGTTGCTCACTTTGATAAAGGGCTGTGAAAATCGCCCCTGGGACCGGTGCTGCGCCGCTTGCAGTGCGAAGACACAGGGGTAGGATTACAGACGGGTTCTCCATGGAGTTTCACTTGAGCAAAGCCAGAAAGCCAGATGCCTCATCCTCCGGTGGAAAGGGCGACGACGAGCGCAGCAGGCGCCTCGCCGCGCAGTTGCGCGCCAATCTCGCC